CCCTCCCTGAGAGTAAGCCAACATCGGATTCAAACCGGCCGCCTCCATATCCTTGACAGCTCGCTGATAGCTCGTGTTCGAATTACGCTGCTGAAAAGCCATCTGCTCATTAGCAGCATCAGTAGAAGCCGCATTAGACGACTGCGTGCCGAAATAACCAGCAGCAGCCGAGACACCCGCGGCAAGCAAAGCATCATCAATACCAAACATAACGACCCCTTAAAAGTGGTCAATTAAACCAGGCACGCTATACAACGGCATAGGCCGGGCGACCTTAGTCTGGAAAAACGAATCAAAAATAAACTGCTGACCATTGGCAGCAGCACCAACGGCCACCACACGCGAAACCGGTGGAGTGTCCTGGATAAACGTTGAATTCAACGTAGGAAGAGAAGTGAACTTCTGCGCCAAATGCCAAGCATCAATAGTACCGGCAGCGGTAGAACGAAACAAAGAAGAAATACGCGAAGGATGATAACGATACTCAGCCCAACGTTCCTGGTAACCAAAAACATCAGCGTCAGCAGACGCACCAGTACAATAAATTTCCTTATTCAGGATCGCTTGCTCGCCGAGCATAGCGAAAGCAGGAAAATAAAAATCATACCGCGTAGAACGCGACCACATCTTACGAAGCCCTTGCTGATACGTAAGATCAGCACGAACAGACACCAAACCAATAATCACCCCATGCTCAGTGAAACTCTGAGTAAAACCATGACCATTAGCTAACGTGGTACCAATACCGCCAAGAGTGCCAAGCGGAGTAGTGCCGCCAGTCAATCCAGTCTGGCCAGTCTGAGCAACGGGATTAATAACAATGGGAGTTGTCCCACCTCCAAGATACTCAGGACGCTGCAAGCGCGCGTCCGGAGACACAACCCCAAAATGAGATCTAATAATCTCTGTGTAACGAGTGCCACCACGAGCGTCACGCTCAAGCAACTTCTGGATCTGAAATGCCTGACGCAACTGGTTAATAGTAGCCGCTGTCGCTTGCGACAAATCAGCATATAAAGCATTACCACCGTTTGGACCATACGCATCCACCGTAGAACCCAAGTAATCACGATGAGAGCCACCATCCGGTTCCAAAAACCGCTGAGACGAGCTATAAGTAGACCACACGCTCGCAGCAGTCACACCATTTGGTGGAAAATCCATGGCAACGCGTGCCTTCGTGCCCAAAGGCAACGAAACAGAAGCACCCTTCTGAGGCCACGGCAAAGCAGACGTAAAATAGTCATGCCGCTTACCGCGACGTAACAAAGTAAAATCACTCGCCGTATCAGGACCGTCACCAGTGGGAACAACGACCGAATTCTGAAGATTCTCGTCTCGAAACCACTGGTTATAGATCAAATTGTAAGCGCGAGCATGCAAATTAGCATGAGTAACAGCGGCAGCACCACCAACCTGACCAACAGTCGGCAATCCCATGTAATCCTGAAGAGAACCAACGGTATAGCCAGCAGTAGGAGAAGTGCAGGTAGGAACAACATAAGAAATAGAATCCCCAGGATTAACCTGCTCACCCATAAACTTCTGCCAATTGGACCACACCAAACGGTTGGGCACAAAAAAGAAAAACGAATCAAGGTGCAAATTATCCATGACCGGAAACAACGGAGTAGCCAAACGCGCAAACGCGGTCATATTCAACCTAAACGTGTCACCCGGAAGCACCTCGTCTACATAAACCGGCACAAGGTAACCAGCATCAAACGTCGTTTTATGAGTGTGCTCGATATCAAACGACGAGCGGGGAATGTCAGCCCGCGGCACCATAGCAAACTGGTGAACATCAACAGAACGATTTTTATGCATCATCATGACAAAAACTCCAAAAAAAACCCCCCATAAGGGGGGAAAGGGGCTTACTTAATAAAATCAACAGCGCGGGCAATGGAACGTGGTTTTTCGAGAAGCGAAAACGACGCGTCCAGATCGTTATACGATCCCAACTCGAACATCTCATAATCAGAAGGGTGCTTACCCATCTCCGAATCAGCACGAGCAACCTCATCACCAAACCCGCGAACAGCAGCGCCGATCGCCGGAACAAAAGCGGGACGCATGAACGCATCAACAGCAGAATCACGAATAGCAACAATAATTTGAATAGCCATAATAACCCCTAAATAACGCGCCGAGATAAACCAAGGCGCGCCGACGCGACACGAGCCTTGTCTTGCAAACGCCGAGGCGTATTATCACGCCACAGCTTGCCCATCTCCAACTTGGCTTTCAACTTCTTCTCATCATAATCACCAAGTTTGGAAACATACTTCAAATAATACTTAGGGGCCGGAACCTTATGCCCCCGAGAAACTACCTTCAAATCAGTAAAAACATCACGCCAATACAGCCGCATCCAATCTAATCCAACGCCTGGCTTAAGCGACATGTGCGCGAACTCCGGACAAATCTCATAGAGCTCACCGGTAGAGACGTCCAACTTCGTATAGTGGGCCTGCGCATTGGCGCCATATTGCTTCTTGACAATGTACCGAGCGATATAGGCCGCAGAATCAAAAGAGGCTTCGCCGATCGTGGCAAAACCCCAAGGCCAAAGCTTGTCAAGGATCTTGGACGTCCACAAATGAGGCTTACCTTCACGCTCTTGAAAAACAACCTTATCGCCAAAATCCCAATTAAACAAAAGGGCATGAAAATGAGGGCGACCGCCCTCCTCGCCATACTCACCACCCATAAAAAAACGGACTTTACGCCCATCATTGTGGGCTGAAACATGCTTACGCAATCGTTTAAGAAACTTCTGAAAATCCGCATATTCTAACGACCCCCTAGCTGGCAAAAACTCATCTGAATAGGTGAGTGTGACCGCACAATTATCGGGCCATAGCTGCGCCTCATGAACGCACCTAATTGCCCACATTTGGCTATACCGCAACCTGCAGCCGATGCACCGGCCGCAAGACACTGAAAAGTCGAACAGGGCCGAGGATTTAACAATACGAACATTGCCATCCTGACCCCTGATCGCCCTGAGAGGCGAATAACACGGCATTAGAAACGAAAACCACCACGCATAGGGCTATTAAGATTAGCCGCTTTAGTGTGCTTCGAATGCGAACGAAACTGGAAAGCAGACTTCCCTTTAGAAACCGACTTACGACGAAGAGGAGACATAGAAAAACCTTTCAAAAAGATTTAAAAAAACAGGAGACACAAACGCAGAATACTGCCTTTTGGTGTCACCTGCAACAGTTACATCAAGTAAAGACTGTTGCAGGCCCCATAAAATGGGTAACGAACTCGTAGTTCTAAAGATTGGTGTTCCCACCAACCAACGGGTCATTCTGACCCGAAGAAACCTCCGGTTTCGGATTTGTAAAAGAGGCACCTGGCGAATTAGCCAGGATACCCAACTTAACCGCTTCATCGCGATTAGCATCGTCCGAACAAAACTGGACGAATTGATGCGGATCGTTATCAAAACGCTTCCGCAAGGCCGCAGGAAGGGCCATAAACGCGCTATCCGCGCTTCTAAGGGCATTCATAGCACTCTGGTAATCCCAGACACCCTCAAAATCACCATAGCTCGGCAAACGAGCCGGGGAGGGCAAATGCCCTGTAACCCCAAAACGATTCACAATCGTATTAATGTCAACCTCCTCTTTAAAGGATTGTTGAGCAAGAGACGGATCTAAACACAAAAGACCAGACTCGTCAGAGACCGCATCGCGGTCATAATTAAACGCCGAACGGCAAAAAATAACAGATTTCATAGTAACCTCTTAAAAATAAACGGAAAAAATATTCAATCACCTACGCCGTATTGCGGCAAATAACGGGGCTGCCGCCCCAAAGTACCCAAACGACGGCCAGTCTGCTTAGACTTGGCCATCTCTTCACGAGGAGTGCCCATAGAACTAGCTGACTCAGGATGAGCCATAACAGCCTTAGCACGCTCATGAGCATCAAACGCCGAAGTAGTACCCCGCTGGATAATCTTCTGAGCAGCACCAACGCCAGGAATGGCAGCACCGGCACGCCGAGCGAGATCAGCAGACTTATCGACAACAGCAGTCGAAGAAAGGGCAGAATTAACTGAACTGCCCTTCACAACATCCTCAATGTGAACAACAGCCCTAGACAAAGAATCCGCCAAAGTCTCGACAGTCTTGTTGATAGCATCAACGCCTTTCTCAATATGAGGTGTAGCACCCTCAGCCAGCTTTTCAGCAGGCCTCTTTAGCTTCTCCTCCTGGCGGCTAAGCCGCCACTTCTGGGAATCAACAGCCGAATTAATACCGGACTGCCATTTGTTCCCAAATGTAGAAGGCATCGCCCCAATCGGGGCAGAAGCCCCTCCCTGAGAGTAAGCCAACATCGGATTCAAACCGGCCGCCTCCATATCCTTGACAGCTCGCTGATAGCTCGTGTTCGAATTACGCTGCTGAAAAGCCATCTGCTCATTAGCAGCATCAGT